ATTATTTTGTTAAGTGTAAGCAATCACAAGAACTAAAGATAGAGAGAGCAGCTGCAAGAATCAACAAGAAGAAAGAGTTCTTTGCATCAATCAAAGAGGGTGACATCTTTGTTGATAGCTGGGGTTACGACCAGACCAACGTTGATTATTACATAGTAACTAAAAAATTAAAAGCATCTATCAAGATAAAACAGATAGGAAAAAATGTAGAGTATGGAGAGTTTAGTTCAGATAAGGTAACACCAAACAAAGACTCTCATTATGTAGGTCGTGATGGTATAGGAGAAGAGATGACCAAGATTCCACAAGATGGACACATAAAAATAGATGGATATAGATACGCTGTGTTATGGGATGGAGTTCCAAACCATGAGACTGCAGCAGGATGGGGACATTAAATGAAAAGTGTAGAAGGATTTATAATACTCACCATGTTCACTGCGTACATTACCTATTTGTTTGTAGGATTGTACACAATCTATGGAAACTGGAGAGAGATAAGACATGCTAGAAAACAACAAGACTTATTAAATTAACATGTGTATAATATACACTAAGGAATGTATAAGGAGGTTACAATGTCAAGCATCTGTTATAGCTGCGGCGGACATACACAGATAATAAAAGCCAAGCATGTTTGTTTAAATACTTTATGCAATATGTATCTAAAAGCACAAGTAAAACAGACATTAAATGTGTAACTAAATAAAATTATAAGAGTCTAAATATTAAAGAAAGGAATATTATGAGTGACCCTAAATGGGATGATGACAGTTTAAATAAATTGATTGCTGACATGGGTAGTGGAGATATCTCTATCGATAATTCAGTTAAAGAATTTATTAAAGACCAAATCAATCAAGGAAAGATGGGTAAAAGAAATAGAAGTGTTTGTAGTGAATGCGGTGTCAAGGTACCTAGAGTAGCCAAGACTAAACTATGCACCAAATGTTTCATAGAAGTGTTTGAACTATGAGTCAACCAAGTTATGAAGAGCTAATGTTAAAAGAACTTATGGAACTATCTACCAAGATAAAGGAAGATACAGACATAAGAAATACAATGGTAACTTATCTCTTCAATAAAAGAAATGAAACCAAGATGACAGCTTCAGTGATTGCTAGTAGTGCAAGTATATCTAGGAAGCATGTCTATACAATAGCGAAAGAGAAAGGAATAAAGAATGGCGTACAATCTTAACGACTACATAGAGGTAGAGGATAGACTAGATGCTTTTTATAAAGCACACCCCGAAGCTAGAGTCTGGACTGAACCAGTTAAAATATCTGATGATGGAACCATGATAATAGTTCATGCGTATGTATATGAACACAAAGAGGACATCAATCCTGTAAGCACTGGACTAGCCCAAGAGTATAAGGGACAAAATGGTGCTAATAAAAACAGTTGGGTAGAGACCTGCGAGACATCTGCGATAGGTAGAGCATTAGCTAACTGGAAATTCCAGGGTTCAGCTAAGAGACCAAGCAGACTAGAGATGGAGAAGGCAATAGGAGATGATTCAGTTGTACCTAAGCCAGCATCTGCACCTAAACCAGCAGCTGCACCAAAAAAAAAAGATACAACACAACAGACAATGACATCCCCTTCTAAGAATGAGATGGGAGATATAATCCTAGACATGTGTGGTAGAGACAAAAACTTTGCAACAAAAACGTGGGATTTTACTGTTGCAAGAATGAACCTTAAGACTGGTACACCAGAAAAGGTAATCGACTACACAGAACAAGACCAAAAAGAATTTATAACTGTTGCTTCTGATTTTATAAAGAAGCATAAGGAAGAGTTTGCTACAAGAGAAGGCAACTCGGATGTTGTAAACCGCATCATTGAAAATCTTGATGATGTACAAGAGATAGAAAAATCTAACACACATAGTGTGGAAGTAGTAGGAGAAAATGATATGACAGAAATACCAAGTGGACCATGGGAAAAGAATCCAATAAGCGATGGACAAAAAAACTTTCTTGAGTCTTTGATAACACAAGCGATTGATAAAGGCGAAGATAAGTTAGCAGCTGAGGCAAAACAATTTATCAATGGTGATACATGCACACAGAAGGAAGCTTCTTCTTGGATAGAAAAACTCAAAGGGTTATAATATGAAAGACATATTATTAAAAGATGCAGACATACTGGAGTTAATTCAAGAGTTAGTATCAAGAGAAGACGATAAAGGTACAAAGTATTTTATTGATACTGGAATACCTAATGCTGATGGAACTGTGCAGCTAACAAATATACATGCTCATCAAGTTATCATTCTTAAACCTAATAAAAAACAAGAGGAGGAATAGACATGGTGTTGGACATGTTAATAGAAGATGCAATAAAAGAATCTGCTATGTGGGAGGTTAACAATCCCAGGGTACATGCTATAGCTAGGAACTTTATGCTTATGGTTACTAATTCTGATACTATTTCTCAAGATGTAAGCCATGAAGTATGCGGATACTTGATAGGTTTAATCAATGCGTATGGTGACCCTAAGTTTCAAGAACCTATTGGTAATTATGAGGAGGAAAATGTCTAAAGAAAATACAAACAATCCATTTGATGGACCAGCCATAGATATAAACTCACCAGAGTTTTTTGATATGGTATCTAAAGTTATGATTAATAAACATAACGACCCAGACGAAGATTTTAATTTGTCTAATGGGTAACATTGCTGAGCTGTATTGCAAAAAATGTAAAGAGAATAAACTTATAGATGGTGACACAGAGTTATGTTATGACTGCAATAGAGGAAACATTTAAACTATATGGAAGAATCAACTGAATGTTCAATCTGTAGTGCAGAACTTCATATAGACGAAGGTGATATACAAGGAAACTTTGGTATTTTACCTGTAGGTTTTTGTGTTACTTGCTTTGCTTGTGTTCTTGATATGGCTCAATATTATTTAGGAGAAGAAGAATAATGTATAGACCTTTACCTAATTACCTTACAATTCAACCAAGTAAGATAGAAGGTTTAGGTTTGTTTACTTTAAAATATATACCTGCCTATGAAAAATTAGGTATGACACACGCACATTGGTTTGGTCAACCAAATAATTTATTGAGAACACCATTAGGTGGATTCATTAACCATAGTGATACACCTAACTGCAAGATTATAGGTAAGATGACACGTTATTTATATACTTTAAATAATATAGATGAAGGTGTTGAACTTACTCTTAAGTACAAGATGTACTCTGTTTAAACTATCTTGTAGTTATCCCAACCATCTTTATCAATAGTAAAGGTTAACACTCCAGGCTTACTCCACATACCAGTTCGTGCAGTAAAGTCTAAACTTGCATCAATAGATGGGCATTGAAACCAAGTTCTGTTACCTTGCTGCATCATACGAGGGTGATGAAAATGTCCTGTGATTAAAATTTCTGCATCTCCCACTGGGAAGTCACCAAACATTTGTCCTTGCCACCACTTCATTATCTTTCCTTCTGGTCCTGTACCTCCACTGTGCATATGTCCGTGTGTAAATCCCACAGTATGTCCTTTAACTTCTACTGTATGATGAAATCCCTTTGGTATGGACACAGTAACTTTGTCATATCTCTTGTTCTGTTCCATAATCTCTTGGCATATCTCCAAGTGCATAGTGTCAGAGTTATCTAATCGTGATGTAACTACCTGTCCTTTGCCACTCCTTGCCATCTCTCCGTGATTAGCAGGTACACCAGACAGTACAATCTTGTTTGCATAAGGTAGAAATGTATCAACAGTTTTCATTATGAGCTTTCTTGCTAGGTGATACTGTTGAGATAGGTTAAGAGAAATATTATGGGCTTGAGAATCATAAAATCCGTAGCAACCCTCTGTTAAATCACCCATAGAAAGCAAATAGATTTCGTCTACGCTACCCAGTTGCCTAACCTCTTGCACTGCTCTATCAAGTGCTTTGTCGTACCTCTCAAGAGTTTTCTCTACACCTAGGTCCACTTTGCCCAGTTGCCAGTCACTTAACGTGAAGATGTACGCAACATCACTCTTGATTTTCTTTTTCTTGAGTGGTTTCTTTTTTGATACTTCTTTTAATAGCTCATCATACCATTCATCACGCTCTGGATGTCGCCTTCTTACTACTCCTTTGAATGCGTAGAAGGTTTCAACTATACCACCTTTAAGTTGTGTGTTCCAAGACGATGCTTTTACTTTGCCTTCTATCTCAAAGTGTTGAGGGTCAAAACCCCACTCTTTTAATATAGAATCAAATTTAGATTTATAATTGGGGTCAGTCCCAATGTGTGTAATTTCTCCTAAGCCAGTAGACTCATCGAACTCTGCTGATGGTTGCCAACCCGACTTATAATAGTTATTGCCTAAGTTTTTTTTATCTTTCTTCATACGCAGCCTTTCTGTTAAGGCTAATTATAGACAGATATTAAGACAGTTTTCTAGGTTATTTTTTTCTTTGCGTATGTCTTGATAACTGTAAGTGCAGCACCACCACCAGCTAATGCAGCTAACTGGAGAACTCCAGCATCTACACCAACAAGAGGGGCAACTGTTAACGCACCGATGAACGCTTCAATGAAGGTCCAACCAGTTCTTTCAAGCATATCTTTTAATTCTTCATTCATTTATAACTCCTATGTTATTAATCTACCTTTAATCATAGCATTGGTTTTGATAACGTTTCCGTTAATCTCCTGTAATTTGTCCATAATATCTTTATACTCATCAAAATATGTGCTATCTGTTTCTCCATCTAAATTAATCTTGCTGTATTCTATAGTAACTTTCTTACCTTGAAGTAAAACTCCAGCTACTTTTGCATACATTTTCTTGTAAGCAGTAACACTTGAACCAACCATACCATTAAAGTTTACATCTAAATCTTGTTGACTCTCTCCTACAATAAGACAACCACTTGTATGTTCATCTGTGTTACCTGTATGAATTAATATGTATTCAAATCCTGGTACATCTTGTAGCCAAAGCATTCCATAGTGTGCATTTTTATATTTAGCAGTATATTTAGAGTGAAATCCTCCAACTTTTCTAAACTTTATATCGTATGTACCTTCAGGTATACAGGTTTCGTGCATAACTTTTACTGCTTGGTACTG